CTGCAACTTCTTCTATTGCTGTTTGCATGACCGGCGTAAACTGATCATTCAATCCCGACCGGGCTATAAAAGCCTTTTGGAATTCGTTCCGATTGGACTCAATAGCTGCTTTCGCAACGGTCAAATCCTCCTGAAATCTTTGTCTGATTAGTAACGCGGCAGCTTGCCGGAATGCACTTACTGATTCTACGAGCCTTGCCTCATTACCTGGGTTTCCCAGCATACAAAGGCTACGGCCGTAGTGATGCACGCAGAAACGCGACATCGCTGCAACCGAAATTTCAGTACCGTAAGGTACTGTCATAAGGAGTTTACACCACTCAAAACGCTTTCGCGATACTTTAAGTAGTGTCCGAAACGTCAGTGGAAGATCATTACCGACATCGTAACCTCGGGAAGAGAGATTTCTCCACTCGAGACAGAAGACTTCAGGCACATTACGTGTGGCCCATAGGGCTTGCGTATATGCGCCTGTTATCTCTGTCCCGCGTAAGAAAACCCTCTTTGCGAATTCAAAACCTTTAGTTGAAAAGCTATTGGTATAGGAAACGCCGAGTTTATCAAGAAGTACAATATACTGTTTGTACGCCTTTTCTTCGAAGATAACAATGTCATCTCCTAGGATAAGGTATTTCCCTAAAGAAGCACGTCTGCTTCCAAAGGAGTGCCAAACTAGTACATGATGTACCAGTGCCATGAACGGCCAAGAGGACAACGCTCCCATAGGCTGACCCGTCTTGTACGTGACATGCTCTGGTCTTCGTGTCTTACTATCCCAGTTCTCGATAACAGAATTACCTAGAACAAAGGGACGGTCAAACAGTCTAACCCAAGCAGTCCCGAGATCGGGACGGATAAAGTTGCCTATTTCCTCGTAGAGATATGTTGGAAGTCGGTCAGAAGCTGAACTTAGATCGGCATACCCGTAAAACAGGTTGCCTTCTCTGTGCAACTTCTTACTGACCTTCGACACTTTGTCTTGATCAAATGTACAGTCTTCAGGAATTCTCCTTAGGACTGACATGAGATCTTGATGAAAATCTGCTAGGAGGCTTTGGGTGAAAGAGTCTACTATTGCGAAGACACGGGGTTTCAACTTCCCAGTCTCGTGGGTGAGAGAGATCTTACCGACGTGAAGTTGGCGATTTGAATCTACCAAATCCTCGTATGGCTCGAGTCTTTCCTCAATCCAATCCTCTACTTCCCCATTGAAATATCTTGCAGAGTAATCTGTAAGGGATTCCATAAGGTCGTGTTGGATAATAGCAGCTCTATCCCAAGGGAAAGCGAAGAAACTAAC